GCTGAAACAGTTTCACCTGAAATAAATGTTCCAGATATATTAGACAATATTAAATATGTAGATAATGTTAATGTTGGTGGTGTAGGAGAATTTTCATATTCAGAACCATATTCTACAATTTTTAATTCTAATGCACGGCCAATTTCAGGACCATAAGCTTTAATACTTGCACTCGTACCACTTGTACTTGTAACCGATACTGTAGGTAATGATGTGTAACCAAAACCTGTATTTACTACTCTAATATCTGTTATATCTCCTGTACCTGTTCCAGATTCTTGAATTAATTTGTCTCCTGTATAACCATCTGCAAATTGTGTTTCATCTTCTAAAACAATATGACTTGTAGAACTAGATTCTGTTCCTTCTTCTAAAGTAAATCCACCATTTACTACAGATACCTTTGCAGCTGCACTTGAACCATTTGACGCTATAAATGATAAATCATCTCCTATCTCATAATTTGAACCACCACTATCAACAATATATTGTGTAATTCCACCACTACCTATACTATTGATTTGTACTATTGCAGCTTGACCACCTCCTGTTATTGTAACATCTTCATTTAAAGAATACAGATGTCCATCATTTGAAATTGTAGTTGTTGCTGGTATGCCAGTTATGTTTGCTTTTATAAAGGTATCATCCGTATCTGTTTTGGTGCCTCTTATCTGTTCACCTACAGTAAATGTTCCAATCACAGTATCGCTATTTAATAAAAATTCTGAAACTAAATTAGAGCCAATTTGAAACTTAACAACACTTTCTATAATAGCTGTCGCATTTGATGATTGGCCAGTAATTGTTCGACCTACTAAGTCAACAGTATCACCTTCTGTGCCTATTGCTCTTAATAATGTTTTTGAATCCCATTTACCGTCAGATACTCTTAAAACATTTTCTCTAGGATATTTTGTTTCTGATTCCTCATTAAATAACAATTTAAAAAATAATTCGTGTCCTCTACTTGTACCTTTTGTTCGATATAATGATTTAATATTTTTAATTAATTTTCTTTTATCAACACTTGAATTTAAATTTTCAGGCAGACTGTTTAAAAATTCATTTCTAAATTTAGTTAAGTAATTAGATATAACTCTATCAGGGTCTCTAAAATTAACTAAATCTGAAATTGAATTTACAGGATTGGGTTTATACCCATTTATAACAGCACTTGCACCTGATAATGAACCTACAACTGTTTCTCCATGTATAAACTTATCTTGAGCTGATATGAATAATCTATTATTATCTAAGTCCTCTGTTAATACTGTTGCTGTAGCATTTGAAGTTTGGCCTGTTATAGTTTCACCTCTTGTAAATTTACCAAAAGATGAATCTTCTAAAATAACTTTATCGCCAGCGTCAAGTTGTGTTCTATCACTATCAATTCTTGAAGCGTCTAATATTAAATTATTTTCTTGGTTGGTTTCTGTTTCTAATCTAATACCATCAGAAACTTGTATGCTGATTAATGATAATTCAGCAGATTCCATAAAAGTATAATATGATTTTACAAATTGTAAAAATTTAGGATGTTGTTCAAGTACAAATCCTGGAACTTGCTGATTTACTAAGTTGGATATATTTTTTGTAAATTTTGCCATTAGTAACTTGTTGTAGTTGTGTACCCAACACCAGCGTCAGCAGAACCTCCAACAAATGTATCAGTCTCTACTATAATAGATGAATTTGCCACATCTATTTCTAAAATTTGGTCTCTTACAGGTGCAATATCATTTGAATTTGGTTGTACTGTTAATTCAATAACAGTTGATGTTGAACCTCTAATGTTAGATATTGATGAAACATTTAGAGAATTAATAGTAACTTGGCCTGTTGCATAATTAATTGTACCTTGTGTATTATCTACATATGTTCTGGTTGAACCTACAAGATAATATAATCTTACATTACCAATACCATCATCATCTAAAAACATTTCATTTGTATTACCCACAATTGTAAATCCAGTAGATTCTAAAATACCTCCTTCAGCAGATTTATGTCCAGAATGTGGATTATAAAGTCCATTTCTAAAATATATGTTATATGCAGCTGATGAATTTAAAGTTGGTGTAAAATTCTTTCTAATTTTTAATGTTGTAATATTAGATAAAATACTTTCATCAACATCATCAATTAATTCTACTACCTTAGAATATCTAAACACACCATCAAATTTTTGTAATGTGTTTGTGCTGTAATTTGTAAGTGATGTTATTATTTCTGATTTTAATGTATCAGATGTTTTTGTTGTTGCTCTTTCATCATACTTAGCCGTTGTAGTTAAAAGTAATGATGTGGTTTCTGGGTCTACAATTTCTGGCCTAACTGAGCCTACATTGTATTTTTTTAATTGAGTAACAATACTTTCTTTAGTTGCATTTGTTAATGTTGAACCTGAAGCGGCCTTGATTGCAATTTTAACAACACCATAAATTGGTGTTTCATCATCTTCACCACCCCAAGCACTAACTGATAATGCATTTGGATAAATTGTTTGTACTAAATTTTCATAATCAGTTGTGGTAACTGCTCTATCTTGAGCTGCAAATTGTAATGGTGCATTATAACGAATAGATTCTTTAGATTGTGCTAAACTACCACCTTGTGCTGATGATGAAGTTGCAATAGTTACATCACTATAACCACCTATATTATCTGCAAGTGTAAATGTACCTGCACCATTAGCTTCTGTTTTATTTGTAACAACATATTCCAATGTAACAATATTTCCATCATCTAATGAATTGCCTAAAACACCATCACCAAAATAAACTTCAAATCTACCGTCTTCACCTTCTTGTAAAAAATAAGCTTTAGATGTTGAATCTAAACCGGCAATACCTGTAGCTAACGTATAAGTTGCTGTTGTTGTATCTGAAGCAGAATTTTGAACTGATACTTTTAATGTTGAGGTATCAGCGTCATCACTTGGTATTATAAATCTTTGGTCTGGGTCAGTAGAATCTACAGTATAAGAAAATGATACTGCTGTACCTTCATAAACTTTTAAATTTTCAAATTTAAAAACACCAGCAGATGGTGTAATTGTAACTGCCTCGTTTGTAATAAAATTATAAGTTGTACCATCAACAGATGTATTAAAAGTTGTACCTTTAGATGCCGTGATAGAAGTAACTGTTGAAGCTACATTATTTACTGTAACATCTAATTCAGCATATGGCGCTCTGACTGAAGATGGTGTATAACCTAAAGATTTAGCTAATGCAACAATATTTTTTCTTACATCAGCACTTTCTAAATATGATTCGTTAATTAACATATTTGCATTATAAGACATGTAGTGTGTATTGTATGCAAGTAAATCTAATAAGACTGCAAAACCAGAACCTTCAAAATCATAATCTTGAAACTCTGATTGGCTTTGCAAAAAGGTTTTTAAGTTTGATTTTATATCATCAAAGTCTAATGCTGATACTTCTAATTTGTTACTAGCCATATTATCTTAATCTCTCTAACATTGTTTCTACAGTAACACCTTGCGCCACGCCTAGTATGTTAAAACTTATAGAAACTAAAAATGAATTTCTTTCCTCATCAGGTTTTGCATTAACTTGAATCAACTGAACTCTTGGTTCAAAATTAGCAATGACTTCTGCTATTTTTCTTTCTAAATTCATAGCAGTAAACATATTTAGTGGTTCAAATAATAATGCTCTTACATTACCACCCAATTCAGGATGAAATGGCCTTTCAAAATGATTCGTTTGAATTAAGTTTCTTACACTTCTTTTGACAGCTTCAACATCTGTTAATTTATTAACATCATTAGTAACCACATTTCTACCAAAATCCAGGTCTAAATCTTTATAAGACTTAGTTGCTGTATTACTTGTATTTGTATTTTGCGAATCATATACCGGCATATCAATATTTATACAAGTTAACCAGCATTTACATTAGAAGAACCAGATATTGTGTGTCCACATGAAGCAGAATCGCCAGCACGGCATACTCCTATACTATTTACTTTTACAGTAGATGAGCCTGATATCATTGTAACACCAGAATGTGGAGAAGGACCGTGATTTTGTATAGCGTCGCCTATTCTGACTACACCTGCACCATTGACACGAACATTAGAACTACCACCAATGGCCAGACCACCTGCACTATCTACATTTTTTCTTGAAATCCCTGGCATATTACTATTTATCAAAAAAAGTTGAAATTGGGGCTTGACAAGGGTATTGTTTTCCTTTATAATCCAGAGTATATGATGAATTGTGCAAAATTTGAACAAATTAATGTAAATGAGAACGATTCTCAACAACTTTTTTTCAATTATTTTACTAATCCCTTTAAAATCAATGATTTACAGAGGCAGAAAGTGCTTGACAGGTGCTCCAGAACCTTTATAATGGACACATAATATGAGAACAGGAACTAACACTATGAAAAACACTAAAAAATCAGACATTTTCAATCTAGAATCTAAGTCTAATCTTGCAAAATTACTTGCTACAGAAAATATCGAGGTTCAAATCAATAAAGTTGATACAGCTTCTTTTGATGTACAAAACAGAATTCTTACTTTACCTAAATTTAAAATCAAATCGCAAGATGTTCTTGATATGTTAGTTGGTCATGAATGTTCTCATGCATTACACACAGATTTAGAAGCTTGGAAAAATATTGGTGATGATAATAAATTAAGAATGGCATGTAATGTCATTGAAGACGCTAGAATTGATAAACTTATTCAGAAAAAATATCCTGGTCTAACAAAAAACTATATCAATGGTTTTGATATGATGATGAAAAAAGATTTCTTTGGTGTTAGAGATATAGATATTCAAGAATTATCCTTAATAGATAAAATCAACCTATATTTCAAATCATCTAAAAGACTTTCTTTTTCATTAGATGATACAGAAAAAACCTATTTTGATAAAGTTGATAATGTAGATACTATAGAAGATGTTATTACTTTAGCAAAAGAAATTATTGCATATCAAGAAGAGCAAAATCAAAATTCAGAAATTCCTAACTTTGATTCAGTAGAAGATTCAGATGATGAAGATAACCAAGAAGCTGATGGCGATGAGCAAGAATCAGATGATGGCGAACCAAATGAAAATACAGAATCAAAAAATGGTTCTGGTGCTGGTGATGATTCAGATGAAAATACCGAATCTGATACTGATATCAATTCTACAGAGGAAAATCATGGCAATGAGCAATTAGATGAACCATTCTCAATTACACAAGATAATTATGAAAAAAATGTAAAATCATTATCTCATGATGAAAGTGCAATAGGTTATGAGTATCTAACTCTACCAAAAGCTAATCTAAAAAACATTATTGTAGATTTTAAAACTCATTTATCAAACTTCAAAATATTTGAAGCTGATAGGGATACAAAAACTATGTTACCTGGTTATCAAGCAGAGTTTAAATCATTTAAAAAAGATAATATGAAGACTGTAAATTATCTTGTTAAAGAATTTGAAATGAAAAAGTCTGCTGAAGCATATAAAAGAGCTTCTACAGATAAGACTGGTGTTTTAGACCCACTAAAACTTAAAAATTACAAATTCTCAGATGACATATTCAAGAGATTAACTGTAGTTCCTGACGCTAAAAATCACGGTATGATTATTCTGGTAGACTGGTCAGGTTCTATGACTGATATTGCATATAATGTCGTTGAGCAATTATCTAACTTAGCTTGGTTCTGTCAGAGAATTAATATTCCTTACGAAATTTATCTATTCTCAAATGCTAATGATTATAATGGCAGAAGAAACTCAAAATTCGATGGTTGCTTTAATCATAAAATAAAAGACATCTATATGGAAGATTTTCAATTAGTTAACATTGCTTCTAGTAAAATGAAAAAATCAGAATTAGATAAATCACTTATGTATCTAAGAATGTATTGTTTGTTAACTGATAATTATAGTTCAAATGCAATTGATAGAAAATGGTTTGAATATCTATCTGAAGATAAATCATACAGCAAATGGGTAGATACCTATAAAATGCCAAAATATTTAAGAATGTATTCTACACCGCTAAATGAATCTTTAGTTGCTTGTATTGATATCATTAAAAAATTCAAATCAGATAATAAGATTGAAAAAATGATATTTGCTACAATTACTGATGGTGCTTCAAACGGTAATTGTAATAATTATAATCCGTTTTATAATGATGAAGGTGAATTAAGAGGACTAAAACAATCTAACAAAAATAGTATTGTTGTTATTAAAAGAAATACTAAAAAGTATGTATCTAAAATTAATAGATATTCTAGTGGTTACATAAACACTAGTGTTCTACTAGACATCATTAAAGATGAATGTGGTACAAATAACATTGGATTCTTCTTACAAAACAAAGCTACTAGAAGCGAAGCTTATCATTACATTGCAAAAATGAAAAGAAAAAGTAATGAATCTTATTATCCTGAATCTTTTGAAGTAAATGCTGTATTAAAACAGTATAGAAAAGATAAATGTCTGATTTCCTCAAAAGATGGCTATGATAGTTACTATCTGGTTCTTGGAAATACTAAAGTTGTCAATAATGACCTTTCAGAAATTGATGAGGATGCTACAAAAGCACAAATCAGAAATCATTTTAAGAAATCCATGACTTCTAGATTGAATTCTAGAGTGCTACTTAACAATTTTATCGAGAAAATAGCGTAAAATGACTATAATTCTCGAAAAAATCGTAAAAAAAGCGAAAAAAAGCGTAAAAAACAGCAAAAAACGCTTGACAAAGGTTGGAAAAACCTTTAGGATGGACACATATTTGATGATATTTGAAATTAACACTATGGAGACTAAATAATGACATTAAATCAAAAACAAAAATCGTTTGTAGACCATGCGATTCAGAAATTTGGCAAATCTAAATTGTCAATGGCTGAATTAAAAGAAGCAAACTCTCATTTCGGGTGCAAATATGCACCTCAATGGTTAATCAAAAACCCTGAATACAAAATCGGTAAAGGTATGTTTCAATTACCTTCTGATGATTCAGGTATTGTCTCAAAATCAGAGACAGTCGAAGCAACACCAACACAAAAAGTAGAAACTTCAGAAATCAAATCTGAAGCTGCTTATGTTGTTTCATCACTTACTGGCGATATCGTTCCTCAGAAGGATAAATCATTCGTTCCTTTTGGAGATTACAGTTCTGTAAAATCTATTATCGCTAGTAAGCAGTTTTATCCAATCTTCATTACTGGTTTATCTGGTAATGGTAAAACTTTTGGTGTAACTCAGGCTTGTGCTGATAAAGGCAGAGAGTTAATCAGAGTTAACATTACAATTGAGACTGATGAAGATGATTTATTAGGTGGTTACAGACTAAAAGATGGTCAAACTGTTTGGCAAAATGGTCCTGTAATCGAAGCAATGGAAAGAGGCGCTGT